AATATCCCACAGCTTATTTTGTATCTCCTCAAATTTTGACATGTTTCTCTTTATTGACAGAATCTAACGAATATAGTCAACCTCGTCAACTCTATCCAATAACTCGTCTAAATTGGGATGATGTCTCAAGTCTCGGGCGAGCTGATCTCTCCACATAGAGAAATTCCCATCGCTTCGGTCCTGATGACAAAACCTAAATAGGGTCTTAGTCCACCCCTCGGGCTGTCCCTTCCAGTTCTTTTCCCACAAAGTGGAACAGAAACTGAAAACTCCGGTCGGTCGAAGGGACACACCTTTGGTTTTAAAGCCAAAGTCATTGTATATCTCCTCCATTCCTTCGAAGTAACGTTCCAAAGCGTCGTCTCCCATTTGGGCACCTTCCGGTTCATCTTCTACGTCAATACCAGCCTCAAGCTGTACCAGTGACGCCAAAATATGGCGACAATGAGAATTGTCTGACGAAGTACAGTAGGACCCAGATGCCTGGATACCCTCCATAGTTTGCATAAACAACTCCCCACTGGGCAGCTGAAAGACCTTATTGCGTAGTCCATAATAATAATTATCCACAAGAGTGGCCCAAGCTCCCGACGTTGCTGCAAGTTGCTTCCTGTACTCTGCACCTGCCATCAGTAGTTCTCTGAAAACTGACCAGTCCCAAGCTGAGACGTCGGTGCTGCATACTTTGTATAGCTTCTGCAGCATGGAAAACCAAGAAAACAGACTTTTCAGTCCATCATCGTGGAGTCCCATGCCAGGTTTGTACGACATATAATTCGAAAGACGAAGCTCTTGCTTATTCTGCGTGGAAAACAACACCCTCTCGATGATATTATCAACGAGCGAAATGCCACTAATCAAGCGAAACCGCTTAGCTTCAACTTTCTCCCTCTTGTGGGGTTCATTTTTAATAAACGTGTATATTGGATCACGAGCTCCGAGTTTAACCAGCTCCACTGGACTCTCTGTTCTCTTGACCCTCATCAACACCTCCATTCTCTCCAACACCAACCGCGCCAATTTCTCCTTCTCTTGGGTCCACATTCCTTTCTTATTGCCAAATGGAGCCAATGGTGTACCCGGTGTCGAATCATCAACACTTTCGTCCATCGCCTCATAAATGGCTTTGAGTAAAGGATTTATTTCTCCTGAGCCGGAGCACTGCGATACTGATTCTTGAAGTTGTTTGACGAACTCCTCATCTGTTTGCGGTACGTATCCTCTGTTACCTTGACCCTCAACGCTTGCTCTAAAGCAGCGGGGGAGTCCTGATACTCGCGCTCCATATTTACATACGCTTCTTCTTGCGCTGGCCTCCAAGTCTTTACACGGAGTTGACCCGTCACAAGGAACGTGATCTTCTCTTCGAAGCTCCAGGCCGCGTTTGAATTCTGCGACTGCTTTCTGAACCGCTCGTTTGAGGTTGCGCTCGGACGGCTGTTTTCTTTGTTGTTTGAAGTTTGCTCCATGCCAACCAAAGGATGCAAGGATGCCTGATCGCCCTCTCGGTGGCCACTCAAGTCCGTCTGTCTCAGGGAACTCAGCATGGATTGCGGTTGAGTCTTTTGGGACTCCGCCTCCTTGCGTTCTGTTTCCTGTGCCGACATATTTGAGGAAGCCTTGAGAGCTTTCTTCAACTTTCTTGCATTCTTCACTCGTAGGTTCTTCGCCTTCTTCTGCTCCAATGTCTTTCCACTGGTAGTTTCCGAGCTTGACGAGTCCTTCGAGGTTGTCTGGGAACGTTCTTCTTGCGTATTTGAATTGTTGGTAGAAAGCGGAGTCTTCACCTGGGTTTCCAAGCCCTTGTGAAAATCCTCCTCCTCCTCTTTGGGGGGGGGTGGTGCGTTTTCTTTGCCATTCATGTTGCCAATGTCTCCGGGAAAGAACAACGGCTCCGAGAAATCAATCTCTTCATCGTCGTCCCAATAATACCCTTCGTCATTCACATACATGGGGGGGGGAACGTACTTCTCAGTATCGCTTACGAATCTAGCTTTTACCAGAAACTCTTCCTCTCTTTCCATATGCGACCATGCTACAGTATATTCCTCGTAGCTTTCCTTCCGTGGAAGTGTAAGCTGTCCGGCTTTCTTGTAGACAACCGCAAGAAGGGAAAAGAGGGCGGTTCCAGCGTTTGCTGTTCCGCACCCCTTGGCTTCAGTGTGAATACCAATGACTGCCCCTGTCTCTCTATTCAAGATCGGAGTTCCGGACCATCCAGGGTAAGTAGTTGAAGTGTGCTTGAATCTAAACGCAATATCATCTTTGTCGACATTGCCATTGGCAGTAGCCCATAAGAGTCCATTAGTTGATCCAACACTTTTTGCCGTGCCTTCTACGAAAGCTGACGTCTTCAAAGGCTTAACACCCAGAGCAGAAATTCGTGCACTATCTTCTAGCATTACGAAATCATAAATGTCTTCTTCTCCGAAAGACATGCGAAGAGTTTGAAACAATTCCACTTTCTTTCCATTCGCGTGGGCCGTGACATTGGGTTCCCCCTTAATCATTTTCCAAACGTGGTAAGCAGTGTACATCTGGTACTTCCCATTAAAAACCGCCCGGAATCCACAACCGACAAACTGCCCGTTAACCATGAAGGCAAAACATCCCTTCGGAGTGTCCTTCAATTCGATTCGTTGCGAGCCCATCATAGCCATTTCTTTACCAGGTCGAGTTGTCATGTGTAATGCTAGGTATTTATCCACAGCAATCCAGTATGTCGTTCCATCTAAGCATATCTTAACGCAGGGTTTACCTTGCATGTGTTGGAAGTCTGTTGCATCAATCACACGTTCTGTATCGTCTGTTCTAACGGCGCTGACGCCGTAGTACCAACTTGGGATAACGTAGATCCATGCCATCAAACTATCAAGCAAGGCTCCAAAGAATCGCTGGACTCTGCCGAAGCATTTGCCCGCAATCCAAAACACAAGTATCAACACTTTCGACACTACATATAGTCCGAATGCAAATGCTACGCCAGGCAGAAAAGGTTCTGCCGACTGCCACAAATGGTAGGTCTGATTGTAAATCGTTTTAGTGTAAAGCTCCATGTTTATTTATTTTGGATTTAAAGTAAAGAATTTGTAGTTGGTTTATTCGTGTTTTATACGCGCTTAAATAAGGCTTTGATAATAGCGATTTTCCTCG